TGCCTGCTAGTAATCAGATGATCATGGTTGCTCGTATTACGACAACCATTGAAGTTCCTGCCGGTTGTGATACTTTTGAACCGGAAGAGTTGCGCGCTATGATTTCTGCGCACTTCGGAACTGGATGGGCTCAAGCATCCGGTATAGCTGATACAGTTATAACCGGTGTGCTTTAACCATCCTTCTTAAATAACATCTATCATTGGGAGATATTCCATGAGCAAGACTAATGAAGCTAGGCTAGATAGCCTGTTTCAGAAACTGTCAGTCGACTTAGCTAATTCTAATAAGCGGGATAATCCTGCTGTCCAAAGGTTAGCTTTACGCATGCGTAAGCGTGCTATGTACAATAGGCCCGAATTAGATGATGCTGGATTTGCCCAATTTCTCGATACTAATGAGAAAGTAGGTAATTTTAGCGTTCGTCTGGATCAACAGTTAGTGCGTGATGCTCAGTATTTTATAGAAACAATACTGTGGCGTTACAACTCAACTTTAGATGATTCTAATATCCAAGAACATATGGATATCAATCATTTGTTCGATCTCTGGCGCTTTGGACCTGGAGCTTCTAACGAAGTTTCAGGCACACATTGCGCCGAAAAGATAGAACAAGCGATGACCTGTACACAGTCGGCAGAGGACCTTGTTGTTAATCTAAGATCACGTTCGCCTTACTTTAGTGCATTTGATGCACTCAACGGTATGGGTACGTCCTTAGTCGAGGGCTCTAAATTGACAACTGTTCCAAAAAACGAAGAAACAGTTAGGATCATTGCTATCGAACCGTCTGGTAACATGGCTTTGCAGCTTGCTGCAGGCCAGTACTTGACAAATGTTCTTAAGCATATAGGATTGGACATATCAAAGCAACAGCCTATTAACAAGGCTTATGCTCATCGTGGTTCAATAGACGGTAGCTTAGCTACTATCGACTTGAAATCCGCGTCGGATATGATTAGTCCCGAATTGATCCGCATTTTGTTCCCTAGAAAATGGTATGATCTACTAATGAAAGTTAGATCAGATTATACTACGATCAAGGGTGTCAAAGTTAAACTTAACATGATATCAACAATGGGAAATGGATTTACTTTCCCTTTGATGACTTTATGTATAGTCGCTTTGATTTATGCATTCAGAGCTCAACGGAACGGTCCTACCCTTTATGTTTCATGGGAGGACACCGCAGTTTTTGGTGACGATATTATCGTGCCGGTTACTGAGTACGTTGATTTTTGTTGCGTACTACAAGATGCAGGATTTGTCGTTAATACTGACAAATCTTATTACACTGGTCCATTTCGTGAATCTTGCGGAGGCGACTATTATGAAGGAGTAGATATTACTCCTTTTTATGTACGCTCGCTCGAGTCTGATTCCGATATTTATGTAGTGATCAATCAGGTTTTGAGCTGGGTCATTAAACACAAAGTGTTGACCCATCAAACTCTTGCCTTTTTGGCTACACTCATAAAGGATCCTCTCTTCGTTCCTGAATGGTCTAATCCCGATCAAGGGATTTTGACCCAACAGGTTGAGAGTCGATATAAATTCCTACAGCCGAAGGCTATTCACAAGAAAATTGATGTAAATCATTTCTTCTTGATGCCTTTAGCTGTTGGAGGATACGTCTTCTCTCATGGGCCTGACGTTTGTTACACACCTAGACAGTTTAAAACTAGGTATGTGGTCAGAAGAGGTAGGTTACCGAAAGGATACCTATCTGGATACGATCCACGTAAGTGGACTGAATCCGACAGCGCCTTTTCCGCTTCCTTGTCTTCTTTGTTTTTCCGTTCGACTAGTTCGCTGAACTAGAAAAATGGAAGTTCGATTTTCATATCGAACTCAAAGAAGGGCTTGGCCAGGTGTGGGTGTGGAAACCCAGCCTGGGCGCGTGGCTGCTGCCTGTCCC